ATGCAAAAGCATATGCAACGTGCTATGACTGAGAACAAAAATTGGGGTTTGTCACGTGCATTGCGTGAACGTGGTGCCGACAGTTTCGTATTCGGTGTTGTTGAAGTAGTACGTGGCAAGCGTCCTGCTCATGCCCGCGAGACTGAATTGATTAACACATTGCAACCAGCATTAAACACATTTGGAGTGAAGTAATGAGAAAAGTCAAAACTAATCGTTTTGTTACTGTTCGTAATATTGCAAAAGAGTACGGTAATAAATTTCCGTTGCTAACCATGATTCGTGGCTATATGTACAATGGACGCTATTACTTTGCCATCAGGACAAAAGGTTGACAATAAACTGTTTTGGGTATATAATACATTTATGAACTCAAAAATCAACCGCAAACGTAGAACAGACCGCAATATGGAGTTAAAAAATGAACTATGAATATATTGGATGGTGTAAACAAGAAAACCACGATAAAGTCTGGGGCATTATTCGCTTAGATGGACACAAGTGTGTATCATTCTGGGGACGCCGCGGCGCCAAGTTACAGACAAAGATGCTTAGTGCATCAATTTGGGACGCAGAAGATATGTTTCGTAAAAAAGAAAATAAAGGGTATATGAATATTCCTAAATATAGATTAGATGAAGTATACCCGGACTTTCAAACTGATTTGGAAAAGACAGCAATGTGGGCATTATTAAAATTATGAAAACCAAAGAAGAAATTATCCATGATATGTGCCTAACATATCGACATGATTATGGTCTACGCAAGTCAGAAGGTGAACCAAATTGGACAAGTGGTATGACTGAGCAGGATGCCAGAATGCTTTACAAAACAATGGAACAAATATACAATAACAACATTGAGCCTATTATTGAACACTACAAAGGACAAGAAAATGCACTTAAGTCAAATAAATGAAATCACTGATCACCGCATTACTAGTGGTAGCGAATATCAATGGCAATGCTATCCTGATGCACGATACCTAGATTATGAAAGTGATTATGCTCACCTAAATGTATTGTATAGCACCGTTGACCAAACAATTTATTCCGCAGAAGTGTCAACTAAGGCTGAGGGATGGGAAAAAGAAAAACCTTATCGTTGGTTAAATCCTGATCACAAGGATGCTTATTATATTGAGTCTAAACAACGCAAGGTAGATCCTGACCAAGCATGGGATGATGTTAAGTGGGTTGATTTAGAAGTAGAAGAAGATTTCCTTGAAAAGGCAATGGCTATGTTTAATGGTGAAAAGTTTGATACCCGCATTCAAGTCCCTATTGATTTGGATGATCAACTAATGATGCAATTGTTTATGGAAGCACATAAGCGTGATATTACATTGAACCAAATGGTTGAAGAAATTCTGAAAAAAGTAATAGCTGAAAATGAACTAAATGAAGTTATGGATGACTATTCTCAGGATTTTGGATAAAGTGTCAACGTAATAGTACCCCTAAACGTTAAATAGTATATAGGAGATCTAATATGAAAAAGATTCTAATTGCATTATCGTTTTTGGCAGTAGCTGTTTCGGCTCAAGCACAACATCATGGTCATCACGGTCACCATGGATATCACCAGCGCAGTGGAAATTGGGTAGCACCGGCGATTGTTGGCGGGGTAATTGGATATGCTCTTACTCGCAATTACTATGAACCTGTTTACAATTATGGATATGTTCCTCCTCCTATCATAGTACAACGTACAGTGGTTGTTCCATCTACCGGACAGGTTTGCACTCCGTGGACTGAAACACAAACTCCTGATGGTAATATTACCCGTACTCGCACTTGTCAGTAACCAAAACTAATTGACATATCTTTTATAACATGCTATCATTCTAACATGAATGATATTTTTGCGCCTACCCTACAATGGATAAAAGATGACTTTAAATCTAACAGAATTCGCTTTGTTATTGAGTTGCTTGCTTGGGCTATTAGTGTGGGTTGCAGTATTACTATGGCGTTCACAGTTCCCAATCCACCGCTTCTTGCTCTTTATCCTGTTTGGATCACTGGCTGTGCTTTGTATGCTTGGGCTAGTTGGACTAGGAAATCTTTTGGCATGTTGGCTAACTATATACTGCTAACAACTATTGACACAATTGGATTAATAAGGATGGTAATATGAGTAAATCTTGGACACTAGAAGTTAAAGAAGATACTGAAACAGGCGATGCTATACTTGAATTTCCCGATGACCTCATGCAAGAGGCTGGATGGAAAGAGGGTGATACACTTGAATGGATTGATAACAAAGATGGATCTTGGACTATGAAAAAGAAAGAACTAACTCAATGGGTATTGGTTGAATGTGTTAGTACATTCCGTGAACGCTATATGGTTGAAGTACCAGTTGGCGTTGACAACTATGGTAAAGATAAAAGTTTATGGGCATTGGATACTGTTACAATGCAAGAAGCCAAAGAGTTTAGCCAAGAACATATTGGTGAACAGATTATTAGCCATCGTGTAGTCACTAAAGAAGAGGCATTGGAATTATTTGATAAAGATAATGAATACTTCAAGTCATGGGATGAAGAAACAAAAATTAAAAATCATTTTACAACTTGGAAAGAGCAAAATGGATAAACTTCTACAGTACAAAAAGTACCTTGAGTTTACTGGAAGAGCCACTCGCAGTGAATACTGGGGAGTATATATTGCATCATGGCTATTGATTATAGTTGCAATGTTTTTGTTTTTCCTATTAAGTTTATCAGGACCATTTGGTATTTTGGTAGGAGCCTTGCTACTACTATCTGCTGGATTCGGACTAACCTGGCTTGTAGTTGCTACCGCAGTAAGACGTTGCCGTGATGCAGGAATCAATCCTTGGTTTACTGTGTCACTTATAATTCCGTATATTAATTTTATTGTGTTTATTGTCTTTGGAGTATTAAACACAAATAGAGACAACGAAAATGGATCTACAAACTGAGTTAGATTTAGGCAATCAGTGTTATATCAATAAAAATTATGAGCAAGCAATTATTCACTATGATAGATTGCTTGCCGTACATTCTGATAACTTTATAATTTGTCACAACAAAGGTCTATCATTAATTAAACTTGATAGACTTGATGAAGCCGTACCCTATTTGCAATTAGCAATGAATCACGGGTATGCTGAAAGTTGGTTAGCCTATGGAAGTATACTACGCACTAAAGGGTCTTATAAAGAGGCAATGACTGCATTTGCCAATGCATTTTTAATAGAAAATGAAAACAGCGCCGCTTATAGTAACTATGGAAACTCATTAAGAGAATTTGGTAAACCAAATATTTCAATACCATTTTTTCAATTGGCAATGCAATTGAATCCAAACGATATGACTGCTAGACTAAATCTTAGTGTGGCTCATTTAATGAATGGAGACTTTCTTAATGGTTGGAAATATTATGATGCACGATGGTTTTATGAAAGTGACGTATCATTCAAGCCCGTATTAGCTGGTATAGAGTATGACGGTACGCAGGATATTAAAGACAAGATTATTTTTGTGTACGCTGAACAAGGTTTAGGAGATTGTGTTCAATTTGGTAGATACTTGACTGTATTACAAAATCACGGAGCACATATTAAATTTTTCTGTAGGAAACCATTAGAAAGATTTTTCAGACATAACTACCCTGATATTAAAATCTATGTAGAAAACGAAAGTAACCTGCAAGGTGTAGGATATGATTATCATGTTCCTTTGATGGAGTTACCTAAATGTTTTAACACTACAATTGATAACATCCCACCAATTAATTATAGTGTAGGTGATGACATAATAAATTATTGGTACAACCGATTAGGCCCTACCAATAAAAAACGAATAGGTATTGTGTGGAGTAGTAATCGAAATAATTTCATTACTAGATTTAAGAACATAAACTTGGAAACATTACTGAAACTTAAAAGTGACAATATTGAATTAATTAGCTTAGAGTATGATGTTAGTCCTGAACAAACAAAATTGTTGCAAGACAACGGTGTCATTGTTTATGGAAATGAACTAGGTGATTTTTATAGTGTAGCTGGTCTAATGAAAAATTTAGATTTGGTGATAAGTATAGACACAGCCACAGTGCATTTATCTGCTAGTATAGGAGTGCATACCTGGACATTGTTGTCAGACTACGCATGTGACTGGCGTTGGTTCACTAACCGTGATGACAGCCCATTTTATCCTTTGATGAAGTTATACCGTCAAAATGATAAAAATTGGGACGGATTGATTGACCATGTAAAAAAAGACCTAAAAATACTTGACAAGTAATCTTTTTGGGTGTATAATAATCTCATTATGAAAAAGCAAATTCTTTCATTTACCATTGAACAGCCCAAACACAGGGCTCACCGTGTGTTGTTTCAAGAAAACACACCGTTCAAACCCAAAGTCGTGCAAAGCAAAATTGCATACCGTCGTAAACCTAAGCATAAAGTAAGTGAGTACTAACATGGAAAAAATCCTTTGTAAGGATTGTAAGAATTCTAAAACTAGTTTTTGGAATAAAATTAATAAAAATCCATATGGATATAAGTGTATGTTGCCGGAAGCATTCTACACACCCGGCCCCGACAAGACACTAGGCCTGGACAGGCCTGGATATTTTGAATCTTGTAATGTAGTACGTGCTGACTCCAGAATCTGTGGCCCTGATGCTAAAAGATGGGTTCCCCGAGATACAGCAAATGTATTCATTTTTCTTAAACGAATTTAAGGAATCATTATGACAAAAGGCACGTGTCCGGTTTGCAATGGAACTGGAAAAAGTGAGGACGGTCGTGAATGCAATAATTGCGGCGGGCAACAAATGTACGGTCGAGGTACAGGTCAAGTCAATTTACGACAAGATGGTACCCCCTGTAAACATGAATATAAAAGTACTACAATTGGCCGATGCCTAACTGAATACAAATGTATTCATTGTTCTTTTAAATTTGACATTGATTCCGGTGACTAAAAACGGTTGACATTGAATCGGTTTGGGCTTATACTATACTTTGTTCAGTTGATTAAAGGAGTTTTCAAATGGAACGTCTGACACAAATTCAACAAGTTAATTCTGCTATTATGTTTGGTGATTTCACCAATGAAGAACTGACTAGCATTATAGATGCAGTTAAATTTGCCCGTGCTAGTATTGCAAACCAAAACAAACGTTCATTGACTTTGGGAACAATTGTCAAATTTACAAGTAGCCGCACTGGTATGCCTGTGACCGGCACTGTTGAAAAAATAAATCGTAAATTTATCATTGTACGTGAGACCAACAAACTCTCTAATTGGAGAGTGCCCGCTAACATGCTGACTGTTGTGTAAAAACAACATGCCCGAACTTGACAACAAATCGGTTTGGGCTTATACTATACTTTGTTCAGTTGATTAAAGGAAACGAAATGAAAGCACTTCAAAAATATATCGATCAGCAAAATCAGTGGAATGCAATTTTCAAAGGTCGTCAATATGAAGTTGACACTTTTGAAGGTCGCAAGCAAGTGGCAGAAATGATTGATGCCGCATTGAGTCCTGAAAATTTGACTTGCGACGGTGAACTGCCCCGTAGTCAAGTGCAAGCAAAGTATCGTGCATTGACTTCCGCGGCAAAGGATCTCATTAAAATGGATCCGAGGGTCGCTCAATACATGTATGAATTTTCTGAGGTCTGAAATGACTGATGCACAAAAAATGCAATTGGCAATTGATAAATTGAATGAAGCCAAGGAACTAATGATTGAAGCATTAGGTGAAATGGAATTTGTAATGGACCACGTAGTCAACATTGAAACTATGGTTGACGAATTGGAATACTATCGTCAAGAGGAGTTGGAAAATGAGTAACATTATAACCACGGTTGTAGGCATTATATCTCTAGTATTGGTTGTCAGTTTTTTACTGAGTTGGCCTGTGATGATGTTGTGGAACGGCTGTTTGGTCGGCGCGGTTGATGGTGTGCATGAAGTGTCCTGGTTACAGGCTTGGGGAATTAGTGTATTGTGTGGATTTTTGTTTAGAACTACTGCGAGTACAAAATGAGTAAAATGGCTGATATGAGTTTGGATATCCAACAAATGTTGGAAGACGGTGTTCACCCTACGTCAATCGCAAAACGATTGGGCGTTCCTCTTGGTTGGGTGTATGATACGCTTGAATCTATGGATGAAGAAAGTAATACTGAAGTATTCAGTCCTTTTGAGACAATGAATTCATAAAACGGTTGACATTGAATCGGTTTGGGCTTATACTATAGTCTGTTCTGTTGATTAAAGGAGTTTTCAAATGGCTTACATGTCCCAAGAACGCAAAGCAGAAATTGCCCCTAAAGTTAAATCCATTCTGAAAAAGTTTGGTATCAAGGGTTCACTGAGTGTCCGGAATCATTCCACACTGTCACTGACCCTCAAGTCAGGCAAGATTGATTTTATCGGCAACAGTAATCGGGTTTGTGGTAATGACCACTATCAAGTGGCACGTGGCTTTAAGCCTAACACAAATGGTTACGATTCTATTAACCCTTACTGGTTCCATGAACACTACGACGGTGATGCTAAGGCATTCTTGACCGAAGTCATGGAAGCAATGAATGCTGGTAATTGGGATAAGAGCGATATTCAATCCGACTACTTTAACGTAGGTTGGTACGTTGATGTTAACATCGGCAAATGGAATGCTAACTATGTTTTGGAGGCTTGAATGAATAAAAAAGACCAACGAAATTTGCAATTTATCATGTCCCTTTCTGAGGAAGAATATGATATGTGGTTGCAAACAATTAGTGATGAATATGCGGAATACACAAATCAATTATTTGAAATGGCCCGTGCTGAACTTGTCTTAAAAAGAGTTGAGGTAACTGATGACATTACCGATTTCTCTAAGGCAAAAAATCTTCTTGGTAAATTTACTCTGAAAGGTAAAGTATGAACACGTATTGGGTATTGGTAAAATATAAAGATGAACCGGGTGCTGGTTTTAGTCGTGTGACTATTCAAGCAGATAATCCTTTTGCGGCAATTGGTATGGCCCGCAGTATGTATGGTAGGTTGTTGATATCCGAATCAGCTAACCTTGCATGAGTATTTTGGTAACATTAGTTGTTGACAACGGAAACAACCTGTGCTATCATTATATTGTGTCGCAAGACATATTTTATTAACTAGCTATATCTTTAAAGGAAACAAAAATGGCTAATCAAACTTTCAAAGTCGCAGGTATCACTACTCACAATGGTAATACTAAGGTTCGTTTCACCGATGATATGATCCGTCGTATCAAACAATTCACTAAAGGTGGCGCAAGTCGTATTGACTTGGTTGAGTTGCCTAGTGAAATGACTAAGGTCGAGGCGCTTAAATATCTTGCCTCTCATGCTGAATTTCAATCACCTAGTGATCAGGCTACTATTGCTGATTCTTTGGATGATCGTGTCAAAGAGTCAAGCAAAGGTGAGGTCAAGGTTAAGTCTACTAAGGCTAAGCCTAGCATGGTCGATCTTAAGGCCCGTGCTAAAAAGAAGTCAACTAAAGAAGTGTCTGCTGAACAAATTTTGGCAGAAGTTGGCACTAAGTGATAGTAAAGGCGCACTGCGCCTTTACCTATACAAGGAAACAAAATGGCAAATAAAGCAGTAAGCAAACTTGGAGACAAGTTAACAAAGGTAAATGAATCATTTACAATCAATATGTACGACAATGGCTTTATGGTAGAAGCCGGCGGTCGTAACAAAAAGGGTGACTATGTGAATGCTAAAATCTTGTGCAACACATTGGATGAAGTATTGTCATTGGTCAAAGAAGCCGGCGAAATGGACCGAGACGTATAACTATGAGTCTACATACATTCCGAAAAGCATTTAACCCTCGTAGGGAATTCAATCCGGCAAGTAAAAAAGACTTGCTTGAACTAAAATATTTCAAAGAGAAAAATAAATGGAAAAATGGATGTCCATTTTATCTTGAGGATCCGTTTGTAGAAATTCCAGCAATGTGTGAACGAATGTATACCAATTACATGCTATCACGCTTGAAATAAAAAAGCCCCATTAGGGGCTTTTTTTATGGATTATTTACCGACTTGATTATCCAAAAGTCTCCACTCATAGTTTGATTCTGTATAACTTGAAATGGCATGTAAAAATATCCTTTGTCTCCCCACCTAGCACCCCAACTATTTCTTGCAATGTATACTTGTCTTTCTTTATCGTATCCAACTAGCAATACTGCATGACCACCTAATAATTTTTCTTTTTTTATATTAGGATATGGCATCACGCCTGTTCTAGCAACCTTTGAACTTTGAAAACTTGAATATACATCAAAGCCTATTATAACAGGGTATCCGTTACTCAATGCATCTAAACATCCTTGGTGATTTTCTATACGTTGATATAATGTTATTTTACGCTGTTGTCCATCTGTAAGTGCAGGTTTAGATGGTTGCATTCTAAACTTGCGTATGATATAGGGCCATAAACTTTCTTGTGAAGCACCGTATGTGTAACATGCTTTTATACCGTCACGTATATATGCACCACTATCATAATTCACTGTACCTATAAACAATCTTTCAAAGTAATAAATGAAAAGGCGGCTTATCTCAAGTGTCCTATTTTCTCTTTTGTTTAATAATTCTATTGCACCTGCAATGGCATTACCTGTGCAACTGCCAAGATTGCCTTGATCTTCAATAGTGGAACACTGTGGTCGCAAATCAACTGTGTTAGATTGTTTTAAATTAGTTACTGAATATCGGTAATCACGATTATCAGGCTTATCACGCACCCAAAGATATTTAGGAGCAAAGAGATTGTTTGGTCGGTATTCAATCGGTTTACGATGTAAACCGGGGTCTTGATTCTCGTCAATGAACGTAGACGGGTCTTGTTTCATTTTAACCAATGCGCCAGTCAGTGCCGTCACACCAAACACATACAGTATTTGATCCGCTGTTACCTACGATTGCACCAAAGTTTCCTACTGGTACTAAGTTAGCATCACTAACAAATGCTCTAAATCCTGCTACTGCATATTGACCGGATGGTAATGTATCTACTGTTAGAACAGGACTTTGAGTAACCCCGGCTTCAGTAAACAAATAGTTTTTAGAATTTGTTGTTAATGTAACACCATTCACTGATGTTAATCTATTTGGTAGTGTGAACTGAGCAATTTGTTGACCAGCGCCAGTTCCACTTACTGTAAATGTTCCTGCACCCCCACCAGTATATACACCGGTAACAGTTGTAGATGTACTACCAAGTATTATTGTATCACCTACTTCCATCAATGCTAATACGGCTAGCATATAAGTAGAAGATGCATTAGTGAATGTTAGTGTATTGCCAGACCATACTAAATCATCATACTGAAATAATATAGTAAATGTAACAGGTGGAATATTATTTGTTATTGTTCCGCCTTCTGGCAATGTTAAGTTGCCATTTACTGTGAGACTAGCACCTAAACTTATTGTGTTTGCTACATTAGCAACAAGTTCTACGCCGTTGTTGAAACGAATATCTGCTTGCTTGAATGGAGTAGTTGTTCCTACTATATCCAAATTAATGAATTGCAAGTCAAGACCGTAATCAAATCCTGAGCCAGGAGTTGAGTTTTTCATGCTGACACCATATGCTGAACCAGCAGTAGTCAACCCACCGTCACCGTCTAAGTAAGCAACAACAGCCGCATTTGCTGTAGTTGTCTGGTCTCCTACGACACCAAGTAAACCAGTGTTAATAAATTCGCTTGCATTGGTACCAGTAACTAAGTATTGACCGGTTACACCGGCTACATAATTACGT